GAGCTCCACCTTCCGAAGGACTTGTAATCATCTTCATCATCAACAATTAAGCCCTTCTTCTGCCTCAGCATAGTAGCACCAGTAACGTTATAGCTGGTATGTAGCCTACCCTCAGGTGATGCTTCTATATCTACAAAAGTATTGAGTAACTTGGTTAGCTTCTTTACCTCTAAGATTTGTTTTAGAAGGGGATTCTTGGTAGTTCTTAAGAGCTTATTAAGAGCCTCCGCATCTGCAGTGATCTTCTTATCGTCATACTTGGACTTTCTGCGCTTGTGCTGTACAGGTAGACCCATATCTATATACAACAGATTCTGCAGTTGCTTCGGAGAATTTAGGTTCACCTCCCTCCCGATCTCCTGAGATAGTGATACTTCTAGCTGTGCCATCCGAGTTCTAATGTTAGCCTTAAGAGTATTTCTCCGTCCAAGATTCAGTTCAACACCTTGCAGTTGGAGAAGAGTAGCAGGCCAAACTTGAGACATCTCAAAGTCATAGGTGTCCCGTACCTTTAGCTTGGTAATCTCATTCTCCATTACTTCCCAGACTCCATAGGTATTAGCTGCATCAGCACAGTTATACATAGATGGCATGGTAGTTGCTGTGTGTTTCCAGGGCGGAACGTTGATACAGATTGAGGACATATAGGCTAGGCTCCGAGGCACCTCGGGCCAACACACATGACCAGCAATCATAGTATCATGCTTATACTTCTTGCAGAGAATTCCCATGTTGTGCCACAGTACTGCCATATCATACAAGCCATTGTGCATAACAGTCTCTAGCTTATCTACTACCTTGGCTACCCAGAACCACACCTCCTCTTCCTTCACAGGGTCTAATCGTGGCTTCCTATTAGATAAGAAAGTAAAGGATAGAGCATGGTTGGGACTATCAGCAATACCTAGGATGTCTATGTGTGACCCAGGCATTATTGTTTCAATGTCTAGAGCTATTGGGTCTTTGAAGTCATGATAGAGATGTTGTAGATAGTCTAGGAACTCCCTGCGGCTGGGGAAGGCGTTGAGCCTTCTGTTGTCAGGTGGCATCTCAGGGGTGTCAGAATTTAGCCTGGCTTTTCTAAGGTCCATGATAACAGTAAAGGCAAGCTTCCACTCGTAGTTAACCTTCTGTGGGTGGTAAGTACACAAGACTTTTTGGCCAGGGGCTAGGGTACTTTCAATAATGGTTCCCCGCCTGTCCTTAATCCCCTTCTCACCAGTCAGTGCCCACATTGCAGTAGCTCCAAGGGCTATAACAATGTTAGGTCTGTACTGCTCAATCTCTTTCTTCAGTTCAAGTATCCATCTTTGAAGAATGGGTTTGGGTCTGGTCATTTTCTTGTCTTCAAAGTAGAACGCTATCTTATTTCCAGGAGGCCTCTCCCTAGCCACGTTTCCAACCAAGCATTCTGCCCGTGTTATATCAGCCTGTGGTAATAGCTGATTGAGGGTCTTACCTGCTGGAGCATTTGGCCTGAAAGGCTTACCTGTTCTATCTTCCTCTTCTCCAGGGGCCTCTCCTACCAGCATTATCTTAGCAGTTGGAGGTCCCTCCGTTCTGACATATGTCATAGATTCTCCTTACTCCATAAGCATTTTCCTTCTACTGCAATATCTCTCCTGCCATCATAGAGCCGACACCATTCGGGCCTTTTATCATATATCCTGCATCCAAAAGCAGTTAGCTCAGGACAGGGATATGGAATTACTATAAGGGAGAAGGACTTAGTTGCCATGATCTTACATCCTCTCCGCTCATAGAACTGGTGCATTTCTTCCAGCTCTGGGTTGTAGATAGAAGGAACGGCCAATACTTTACAACATTCTAGACATTTCAAGCAGAGTTTTTGTTTCCGAGAAACGTCACTTTTTGACATTCTGTCTCCGTTAATGCTCAGTCTCTGATGGCGGAGAAAAGGTGGGAATACTAGACGTATCAAACTCGTTGATCTTCTCGCATGCTGTACAGTAAAAACCAAGGGGAACCTGAACCATAGTTGGTCCCCCAGATACTGCCTGAAGGGGACTAGCGAAGTGGACATTGGAAGCCTGTAAGAATAGAGCATTACCACACTTACAGAGCAGTGGCTGCAGTTGGTCAATCTTTACACCTGGAAGAACACCAGGAGCAATCTGTGGCTTACCTCCAAAGAGATCATGGACTGCCTTACCTTTCTTAGGTTTTACCATCTTTCAGCTCCTTTTCTTTCATCACTATAGCCATGCGCTCACAGGCATTTGAGTATGCCTCCATAGAGTTGTCAACTCCAATACAGAAGAGTCGATGGTTGAGGCCTGCTTCAATAGAAGATGCACTACCCATGAAGGGGTCATATAGGGTCTGGCCGGGGAGAGATACTCTTTCGAGAAGATTATTCAATAGAGCAACTGGCTTCTCAAAGGGGTGACGTTTCTCACTGGGCTTGACAGGCGGGCACTCTATCCAGTCAGGCATTCCTTCCTTGACTATCCTGCTTTCATCCTTCCTGATATACATCAGCATTTCGTAGCACGAAGCAGGCCACGCAGACGGCACATTACACTGGCCCACCTCCCTCTTAATCCATATGAGTGGTTTAATGTGAACTCTCCAACCTTCCCGCAGGAACATTTCACGAATAGCCCAAAAATGCTCTGGTCCGAGGAAGATATACCCATGAGCCTGATGTGTTGTAAACCTAAACCCTTCTCTGGCCAGCACAGTGTAATAGAACAAGGCGGCCTCCCTTTCGTCTTCAATTTTATATCCTGCTGTTGTGAAATCTCCACCAGTTTTACCTCCTATTCCCTGGGTCAGAATATCTGCATCAATACCATAGATTGGGTCAGTAAGTATAATATCAACAGAAGCTTTATCCATGGCCAGCATGCTTTCCACAGCGTCTCCATGAATAAGCTCAAAGGTGTCTTTATCTGCTTGTATGGCTTCTTCATGTTTTTTCACTCCTTCGATAACTGCTGTTAGCTTTTCAAGGGCATGACCAGCCTTGCGGATTTCAGACTTCTTCTTAGCTGTCTTCAGTTGAGGGAAGGTTCTGACCAGTGTTGCCATTTCCATAGCATTGTAGACAGAGCCCCTTGACTTACCAAGCAGCTCTGCTGTCTGCTCTATTGTCCAACCTTCAGTACTGCCACTAGTTGACTTCCCGTGGCGTTTCTGCTTAAGCTCGTGGAGTTGTTCTATTGCTAGGGCTTCCTCGGCAGGGGTGTAGTCCTTTCTGTGCAGGTTAGCTTCAAGCTCCAGCTCTCGCATCTCATAGTTATCAACAACATCCTCGTAGACTGCTTTGACTTTAATGCCTGCAAGTAAACAAGCCGCCAGTCGGCGGCCTCCATCTATCAATTCATTGTCTCGGGTTATAATGATAGGGAGAATCTGCCGTGTTCTGGTAAAAGAATCAGCTAGGGCTTGTACATCTCCCACCTCTTGTCTGAACCTATCCATTCCATCTCGAAGTTTAATATCTGTTGGGGCCAAGTTAACTATTTCCATAGTCATTCATGTAGCCTCCTCTCATATTAGTCCCAGCTTCTTTAACATCTGAAGCTCAGTTGGGGTTACAGGGATTTTCCTTTCAGATGGTTTCTTTCCTGCAGCTCGCTTCTTAGGAACCTTAACCACAACCTGTTCAAGGTCCTTCTCCCTGCGAGCGTAGTAGGAAGTGAAGAGCTCTAGCCGTTGGGCATCTGATACCTCTAGGAAGTTTGTCCTAAGTTGTTCTAGTTTCATCTAGTCCTCGAAAGAGAAGGGCTGGAAGTTCTCCCAGGTCGGCGTGGGCCCAGAGGCCGTCCTTGCTGGAGTCCACTCCCAGCCCAACCTTTAGTTAGAAGGGAATGTCACTGTCATCATCAGGCGTTTCAGGAGTTGCCCTCCGTGACATACTGGAGACACTGTTCCTGGTTCGTCCCTGATACTCCTCAATGGTCAGACTGGCAACGACATCTATGCCGACCCAATCACCTGACTCAATGGCAGCCAGGATTTGGGGAGGGGTATCCATCTGAATCTGCATTCCCTCAGCAAACTGCTTCATCATGTTGATCTTGGCCTGCCGCTTGGTGCTTCGGCCTGAAGCAGTCATCTTGTTCTCGTCACCTACCCGTGGGAGCCAGTTACGATAGTAAAATGCCTGGCCGTCAATGGGAGTCTCTCCATCAGACATCACTCCCCCGTTGTCATTAAGCACTACCTTCCATGCCACTGCCTGGTTACCAACCTCCAAGGCAACAGCTGCAATACTGCCAAGATAGTTCGCTACAGGAGCTAACGGGTCTGGCTTGAACTCGTCGTCAAGGCTGAAGTCTGTCTCGATGTGCATTCCCTCTGTCTCATGCTCTGTCATGTTGTTCTCCTTCTGTGTCTTGAGTTGTTGTTGCTTCTTGCTCCTCAAATTGTTTCCTTAGGATTTCATCCCGCTTGTCTTTTATCTCCTCCTCCTTTCTTGCTCCATCGTTTAAATGCTTAACGAGAGCAGGGTAGTTGTTAGCAATCTGATCAGGTAGAAGCCTATAGACACCAGATGCACGGCTCCTAGCCTTGTAGAACCCCTTCGTTACAGTCCTGATGTGGAACTGCTCCTTCCCCTCTTTCATCTGACTAAAGGCAGTATAGACCTCGTCAAAATAGCCTGGTACCTTCTCAGATAAATCACCTGTCAAGAGAGGGTCAACACTAAGGATAGCTCCAGACTTCTGGTCAGTAGTAACCTTCCAGTGACCACAGACTACAATGTTGCAAGGGAAAGTAAGGATGTTATTCAGGCGGGGAGCTACCAGATTTTTCACAATCATGTAGTGGACGTTCCAGATGGGTCCGCCTTCAGGGGAGCGTTTGGGGTCTATCTGCATAGCTCGCTCCATAGCTATATCAGTCATAGCTGTAGAGCTATCAACGATAATAGTCTTGTACTTACCAGCTTCTGCTGCTGCCTTAACATGACGATAGACTTTCTCAAACTGCACCCAACCTTTACCTGACTTCTCAAACGTCTCATAATCCCAGTCTCTGCCACGGTAGGTCAGCATTCCATCATCGAAGTCGAATACGAATCCAGGGGTGGGGAAAGAACTGGCAAAGACTGACTTACCAGTCCCGTATCCTCCAAGTATGAAGACCTTTAGCAGAGGAGTCTGGGACAGAGTCACTTCTTTAACACTCTTGAATTCCATAATTTACTCCACTATTACGAGATCCTCTTCGGGGACTTCAGTAGTTACGTCCCAAGGATCGGGGTCAATAAAGTAGTCGTCCAGTATCTCTTCCCCTTTAGGCCTGTTCTGCTCACAGAGATTGAGGTATGAGCAGGCTCCATAAGTATAGCAGGAGTCCAAGTTCATTGGAAAGTAACCTGCATCAAAGCATATCTGTAGGTTCTGAGCAGATCGCATCATATGGTGTCTCCAGTTCTCTAAGTCCGCCTCAAAGAAGACCTGTGGTACCCGCTTGAAGTCTATCTTGGGGTTGCCATACAGACCAGTCTTTTTGGATTTGTACGATGAGATGTGATGCAGGGTAATCAGGGAGCCTTCAGGAATTTCCTTTAGAATACGGGAAGCAGCGTAATTGTAGCCCATGATTTGGGGGCTTCTGTGTAGACGGGATGCTTGCAAGGCCAAGGATTGACCTGTACTCTTGAATTCATTTAGCCAATTACGACCAGATAGTCTGACCTCCAAGTCACATCGTCCAGTGAACCAGAAGACTCTGATATATGGGAACTGCTTAGTCTCTGCAGCAGTAGGAGACATCTTGATCATGAAGACCTTTTCACTCTCCAGTATCTCCATCAATCCTTCATCATGAGCGAAGTGATCAATGTAAGCTAGGAGGGACTTCAGTATATTCTCCAGAGTCCTGTAATCATCATACCAGAACTGTCTCTCCGTCACCTCATTCCACTTCTGCTGCGCAAGTTTCACACCTCTCTCGATAGCTTTCCCATCTCTGGTCCAGCCTTCCTCGGCTATATGGGAGTAGAACCCTTCCATAGCTGAGTGCCAGACTATGCCGTATCTTAATGCAGTAGAGCCTTTTTGGGGGATGATGTGCCTGAGATAGTTGTTTTCGTACTTCCTTGGGCAGGCGTCGAACGTACTTCTCTTGGTGTGATCTAGTTTAATCATGGTTCCTCCTCCGCCTCTATCAGGCTTGCGTGGTCTATCACCACTTATGGGGAACTCAGGGGAAAATGTCAATAATTGACACTTCTGGGAAAAGGGCTCCTGGGAACGTGATCTTCGCTCAATACGGGAGGCATGGACCGTAAGGCTTGTCTATCCCCAGGAGCCCGGGCAGAGGAGGCTACCCCTCTTTGACGTCTTCGGTAATACCAGGAATCTTCATGCCGAGATCACCAAGCAGCTTCTTGGCTGTCTCCTTCTCTTCATCGGAGAGCATCTCGTAGTTGTCAGCAATAGCCTTGATGGAAACCTTGGGAACTGCAGGAGCTCGGACACTCCAGTCACCAGCCATAAGGCCTTCCCAAACCTTGTTGATGGCCTCTTCAGCCTCGGTGCCTCGCCGACCGGCAGCCGCATCACCCAACTTGTGGCCTAAGCCAAAGGGTCCAAGGCGGTCTTGAATCTCTTCGGGCAGGTCGGTGAAGTCATAGACTACCTGACCTTGACTGCCCTCCATAGCTGTAATCTTGACCAGGGGATGTTCGGTCAAGTCTTTTTCCAGCTTCTTACGGGACTTCTTTGCTGGGGCCTCTGTCTCTGTGTTCTCGTCAGTTGCGACGTTCTCAGTTGCTTCGACCATGTTGACCTCCTTTAGTGATCTAAGTGTTTCACCCATTCCTCCACGATTTCTCGCAGAAGATCTACTAAATTCTTGTTTTGGTAGATGGCTTCCACTTTCAGCCGCTTGAAAGTATCAGCATCGAGAGTTGTTTGAACATATCTTGAAGCCACCTCAGCCATTAGGGATTGCACCTCCTTTCTTTACCTTCAGTAGTTTCTTCCATCAAAACGATAATCTGATGATAACATAAATTTCATCAGATGTCAACAACAAAATGCACGTCTGGACGATGCCTTGAAAATAATTATCGTGGGCTGAAAGAGGGAGAAGCCTCCATAGACCTGCCCATGTTATGCTGGTGCCAATCGGGGAAGACATCCATCTGAACGAACTTTAGAATATCCTCAGCAGCCTCTACCTCATTCTTGGTTAGTCCAAGGATAATACAGATACACATCTCTGCGGAGATGCCCTCCTTGTACATACGTCTTACTCGCCCGAAGTTAGTCTTGTTCACTATTTAACCTCCATTATTGCTGCTGCAATAGCAAGTACTCCATGAGCCATTGCCTGATTTGTGAGTAGATTTATCCTGGCTACATTAGCAAGGGTTCCCACTTTTGTCAGCTCTTCAGCTTTCTCTAGATAGGATTCAGCTGCCTGCATCTCTTCAATATAGGTCATCTTTAACCTCCTGTGTATCTTACTGGCCCTACTCCAGAGGATCTCATAAAGACACTCCAGCAGCTTGAGTACAGCAGCTCTCAATTCTTCATGGGTCTCGGCTGCCTCGATTTCCCGCCTAATATCAAAGTACTCATACTCGTCTAAGATATATACTTCAGCCATCTTTAACCTCCACAGCTACTGCACACAGCGGGACACCTCCCGAGGTGCGTATCTTCTCGTGCTTAACAATAAGTGTCTTGCCAATGATGTCTTTGTCCCTCCAGACAGCATCTCGTTCGGGATGAGTGAGCTTTCCTGCACCCACATAGAATATGTCATCATCGCTTGTCTTAACCAAGAAGGAACCGAGGGTATCTTTGGGGTCTCCATGCTTATCAATAGCCTCCTTAACTCCTATGATCTCGTACTCATCCTGCTCTGTGGGTTTATACTTTAGCATACTCACAGACCTTTTGGGGACATACATAGCTGTCATAGATCGCAGGATGATTCCCTCATAGTTATCGTCAACATATTCCTGAGCAGCTATCCTCCATGTATCGAAGTCAGATGTCGCAGGTCTGACAAAATAGAGCGGGTGGGCGAATACTGTCTTATCCTCTAGCTGATCTAGAACCCAGAACCTCCCTGCCTGATCTGCGCCCCCAACTATGTCGAAGATATGGTATTCAAGGTAAACTACCTCAGGACTCACATTGACAGTCCTTCGGAGAGCAGAGTCAATACGCTCTCGGGGCCAGCCATGTTTATATATCTCTCCATCAAAGGGGATAGGACCGAATGCTCTCCAGACATCTCGAATGGCGTCTTTGATATGGTCAAGGAATTTGAATTCGTTTCCATAGCTGGAGAGGAGAATAGGCTCACCCTGAAACTCTTCAGTCCTACAGCGTTCACCATTTATCTTAGGCTGATTAAAGTGAGTGGGACCTAGGCGGGCTATCCTCCCCTCGTCTATGGGGTAAGCTAACATTACTCCTTCTCGTTGAGGTCTCTCTGCCATCACTTCCCTCCAATCTTATTGAAGTGTTGCATAGTCTCTTCGAAGAACCAGTGACCTGCTGTGAAGTAGGGTTTGAGAACCCTGAAGACTATCATAGCCATGAGGGTGAGAGATTGGTGGGACATCTTAGGATAGCTATTAGACAGCTGATCTAGCAAGTGCCTAGCTACCCACCTCGGAGTGTGTTTCTTGGGTCTTCCAGGTGCTGGGGTAACTGCCATGTTATCCCTCCTTTTCTACTGAGAAACCAGCAATTTCTGACAGCTTGAACATAAGGTCTGGGTCAGGTTCAAGCTGCATTTGAAGGCTCCTGATAACATTTTCCTTGTGTACTATTGTAGCTCGAAAGTCCTCCTCTTTACGCTTCCAGACATCCTCCTTATTTTTCAGCTTGTTTTGGAGCAAGGATATGCTATCCTGAAACTCCTTAATCCTCTTCTTCATGTTCATGATCGCTGTGATGATAGCAGTTCCAACCTCTGTAGGACTGATGGCATCGTCCTCCTTCGGGGGAAGATAAGCCTCCACTGCAGACCCTCTTTTAATTTCCCAGCGGTATCCTCTGCGGCTCTTGGTAGAAGGAAG